CACCGTTTGAGAAGCCGTGGGAGGCGGCGGTTATCACGACAGGCTCGGCCTTCGTGGCGGCGGTAATGGTCACGGCACTGTCCAAGGAGAGTCCCGAGTCCACGGCGAAAACATCGTGCTGGGCGTCGTAATCCTCGGCTGTCATGAACTCGATATATCTAACCACCGAGCCGTTTATCACGCGCTTGACGGAGATCCACACCTGGTCGTTGGCATCTATTTCAGGGATTACGGCCACGCTCTCGATCATACCTGTGCCCTGGGCGTCGTTTCCGGCCACAACCCTCGACCAACCTATTACCTCCTGGGCTATCTGACGGGTCAGGACGGACACCTCCCCATCGTTTCTGATGCACCAGAGCCTGTTGTTCGGGGACTGCTGGTAGGCTATCTGGATGAACTTATCGCTTCCGAGCGTCCCCGCTATGTGGTCGGCGAGAAGCGTCATGTCCTCGGCCACATTGGAGTCCACATCGAAGTTAAATCCGAGCTGCCTTAAGGTTTTCAGGTCCCTCTGCACATAATAGACGAAATTGCCTATCCTGCGCGGCAGTATCAGGGCGGAGCCGTAGGTCGTGTCGCGCTGGACGAGCACATTGGTCGGGGTTATCGGCGTATTGTCGGTGCCAGAGCTCATCGAGAATGTTCCGCCGGACGTCCCCATCTGCAGTGACTTGGGTCCAGAGTCGAGCCACCTTATCGCGTTCACCTGAGTGGTGGCTATCGTGTATACAAAGGCGTCGGAGTTTCCGGTGCCAGCCGTCATATCCTCGAAGCTCAAACTGACAGAGGCCCATATATTCTGGGGCAAGTCGGGACTCGAGGCAAATGTGAGCCTCTGCTCATGAAAAGTAATGCAACTCGGGAAGCCCGCGTCGTTACTCCACGCCCCCTCAGCCCAATCGGTTGTGGCGGTATCGGCAGAAAGAGTTTGTATTATAAGGCCAGCCACATGTTGCTCGTCTGTGAAAGTGGTTATCAAAACATATCCCTGAACCGCCGGGTCGTCAGTCGTGCCATGTATCTTCCACAGCGCCCCCTCATGGTCTTCAGTCCATAAATCAACCGAGGCAACAAGGTTGACAGCTCCAATGGCAGTAGCATCAGGATCGACAGTAATTGCGCCTGTATTATCGGGGAAGAAAGGCCCTCCGACAAAGGTTATGTCGGTGAGGGTGAAAGTGGTGGCCGACGTCCGCTCGAGCTTCGCGGGTTCATGTGCCGCATGAACTATGTATAAGACATCCGCCGACTGGGCGAACTGGAGGTCGAAGACCTGGTCTATCGTGTAGGGGGTGGTTACCTCGACGGGGTTGGTGGGGTCGAGGAGCTGGCCGTTGAGGGTATAAAAGCGAACATAGAGATTGCCAAACTCTAAAACATAGGACTGCGAGGTGGAAAACTGAAAGGTCTCAAGCCTTACCTTCCCGGCTGAGCTCGTCTTGGCCTCGGCCGCGAACTTCGTCCCTGGCCGGGAGAACGCGCCCCCGACCTCATGTATCAGGAAGTTCTCGAGTATGGCCGCGCCATTCGGATAGCGGGATATGTCCGCCCGGCCGAAAGCCTTGGGGGAAATCTCGCCAGCCGTGAAGTTGGATTTCAGCGGAGAACTTTTAGGCATATCGTTTTCTCCTTGACAAGGTTGGCAAACGTGGTATAATGTTATTATGAGAAAAGGTCAACCAATGCCTCAAGAACAAAAAGATAGAATTAGCAAAGCGCTTAAAGGACATCCCTCTTTTATGAATGGATACAAGCATTCTGAAAAAATTAGAAGAAGGATAAGCACATCTAAAAAAGGAAAACATACTTCGCCAGCGACGGAGTTTAAGAAAGGACATCCTTTTATTGGTGGCGAAAAAGGGTGGTTTAAGAAAGGCCAAACTCTTGGCAAAAATAATGCTAAATGGAAAGGGGGAAAACTTAAAAAGTGGTCTGGATACGTAATGGTTCTTTCCCCGGAACATTCTTTTTCTAATAATGGTTATATTCTTGAACATCGTCTTGTTATGGAAAAACATCTTGGCCGCTATCTCCTTCCCGAAGAAGTTGTCCATCATATTAACAACATTAGAGACGACAATAGAATTGAAAATCTTAAATTATTTGCCAATCACAAAGAACACTGCAAATTCCATTTCGAGTCAAACTAAAACCAGCATATCGGAAACCATGTCTCCCAGGAAGTTTGCCCATGTAACTGACCCGAGCCCGCGAACCTCGCCCCGGTCACCTCGTCCTGCATCGGCCTGAGCGGAGTCTCCTGCATGGCCACGATAGAGGTCGCTTGCGGGAGCTTCTTCTCGTAATATATCCCGAACGCCTCCGTCATCAGCGCCCTGTTGGACGTTATCGCAAAGGCGATCTCCGCGGCAAGGCGCCCCGCGAACGCCTCGGTGAACTTTGGGTGGAAGATGGTCGTGTCCTCCTGCCGGAATGTGTATTTTATCTTCAGCGAGGCGGTGTCGGAGAGTATCCTGTTGCCCTCGACCCGAACCTTCGCTCCCTTGACATTGACAAAGTTAAGCTGAAGGTAGTCCGCGGGCTTGGCGTAAACCACGGTAATCAGGTCGTCGGTATAGGCTGGCTCCTCATCTACGGTGGCGAGGGCCACGCGCTTCTGGGCGAACGGCCAGATGTAGTCGGTTAGCACGGCGTCGCGCACCCTGTCAAATACGGCGTTGCACTCCCGGGCGTTCTTGGAGTCCTCGGTTAGGGCGGTTATGCGCTTCGCCCCAAGTTGAGTAAGCGACATATTGCAGATTTCGACTTCAGATACGGCCATTTTTTATCTCACCCCTTTTCATTACTATTATATAATAGGCGATAAACGCAATCAGCAGGAATATCACCTGTGGCGTTCTTGTGGGAAAATGCACTGTCATGTCTGTGCATATCATCGCCAAGCCTGAGAAAGCGATTATCGTTTCCTTCGTTTTACTAGCTAGGATAAATAGCCAAATTAGGAATCCTATCAGCCCCAAAATGAACACCGCACCTATATGGCCGGTCTCGGCCCAAAGTTGCAGAAAGCAGTTATGCGCACGAGCCCACCTAATCCAGTAGCCGCCTGTGCCCTTGTATTTCCACATCTCATTGCCACCACCCGCCACATCCTTTCCCAAGACGGGGAACAGCAGCTTATAAGTTCCAATGCCCATGCCTGTTAAGCCATGTTCGTTCGCAAGCTGAACGGTCTTCTTCCACACAGGCCATCGGCCACCCGCGAGCCTATCCTTTATCCTGCCGTTCTTGGCCATGTGCAAAGCCAGAAGCGAAACCAAACAAAGAACCAATGCTATTTTAACCCATCGCCTTTTGAGCGTAAACAAGCCCCAGGTTGATAAGCCCACCCCAAGAGATACCAACGCCCCAACTGAGCCGGAAAGCCACGCAACAAGCGCCAGAGGCCAAAAGTTCAGCAGGTTGTAGGCAAGTAGGAACGGGGCAAGGCAGGCAATGAAACTGCCCAGCTCTGTTGATGTTCCTACCATACCTATAAATACTGGCGTTTCCTGTGCATAGTTAAAGAGCCTATCTCCTTGGAACCTTTGAAAAACCATAAACACTACATTGAGCCAAAACAACGCCTGCGCCGCCTTGAACACAATGCTGAAATCTTTAAGCCTGCGACAGAGGACAAAATAGTAGAAACAAAATACCACCGTCCCGTAGAGAATGAAGGAAAGGTAGGGCGCCCTGCTAAGGAAGCAGTTAGCGAAGAGATAAACCACAAGCAGCCTGGCCCATATATTTACATTCTGATATATGGCGGCTATCCCCAAGAAGCCGAACAAAAGCATCAAGAATATCCAGAGACCTTTATTGAGGACTACTGGAATTACCAGGCTCACCGGCCCGGTAAGAGCTAGTACGACTATGGGGATGGCGACTAAAACTCCGATTATCGCCTGTCTCAAACGCTCCTGCGCCCCTTTTCCTTAATTCTGCACCGTTACCGTAGCACCGGTCGCACCAATTATCATCCAGCCCAAAGCATCGTCGACCCACAACAGGGTGGTGATCTCACCACTTATGTCATAAGTAATGGTAGACCAACCAGTAAAGGTCTTAGCCCGCACTGTCAGCGTTCCGCCAATCCTCTCAATACCACGCAAGATTATAACCTGTCCCTGCGTGCCATCGTCCAATACAGCAGTTCTAGTTGCGATAACCATATTGATTACTGCAAAGGTTGTCGGGATTGAGATATGGAGTGTGGCCAATGTAGTCGCTCCACTCTCGTCGATACCCATTGCCACAAGGTCAGAACTAACGATGCTAACATCAACAGTCGCGGGGTCGTCAGACTGCGGAGTAACGCTTGCCCCGAGTATATTGATGTTAGTAGCTTGATGCAATGTGCCACTATCCGACTGCACTCCGACCGAGGCCAGGCTGGGTCGCGGAGCCGCAAGCATAAAGCATATTGCGATAAGCAATAAACTCCGTAAAAATTTACCCATCATGTTACCTCCCTCTTAATCGTGAGTGTAAAAAACAGTCAGCTTGATAGTGCCCGTCGCGATGCCGTTGGTGTTGGTAATGGTTATCTGCTGGGTCGTTGAGGTTATCGCATAGTTGCGGCCTCCTATCGCGTTGAGTTTGGTTACCTTCTCCGCGGAACCATGATCTGTGGCTGAGATGTAACGAGCGGGAGAAATCGTATCACCAACCGAGAGCTTCGCGGTGTTGGTCAGGTCATCGGAGTGCAAGATAACTTCAAGAATTCTCGCACCGACGGGAAGGTCCGGCCCCATCTCAATGACGTCGTTAATCGCCAAGGTCAATGCCTCGTAGGTGTCCTGGAACGTCTTGACCCGTCCGTCAACGAAGCCCGGCGTGAGCTTGACCCTAGGCTCGGTGTCCATTACGGTCCTATTAACTCCTTTTACTGTTCCCATTTGTTACCTCCTGTGTTGTTGGTTAAATTATTCCTGACAGTTGATCTGGATGATGCGCTTCTCCTCGAGCCGGGTCGCGTTGATGGTCATGCTTAAGAAGACTTGCCAGGCGTAGCTCTTGTCGGCCCTTTGGTCTATCCTGACCGAAGGCTCCTTGCCGATGCCGAGCTGCATTGCCGCCCTGTGCCACGCGAAAACCTTGCGGATTGAGCCGCCAGATGTCGTGGGTTGAAGGCGCGTGCTCTTGATGAACTGAAATCCTAGCCAAGTGTTGATCTCGCCCTGCACCAGTGCCTTAACCACGTTGAAGTCGGAGCTCGCCACCTCGGTTGTGCCAAGCATATTCACTATTTGCTTGGGGGCGGCCACGATGAACCTCTCGTCCGCCTCTACATCGTTGTCGTCGAGCTTCTGCATCGCCGAGAGCATCTTGGCCTTGGTCAGTCCAGTTGTCCCCACGGCCACGATGTTGTTGGTGTCAAAGTCTGTTCCTGTTCCGCCAGACTTGCCCGCGAATGCTTCCGCGTCAAAGGCC